CTGGGGAAGTTCGCGGGGATCCTGGCGCCCTGGGGCCACGGCAAGAGTCTGCAGATGTCGATTGCCGTCCCGCTGTACGAGCTGGGGATGAATCCGAACCTGCGGATCAAGATCGTGACGAACACGCCGGAATTTGCACAGGCGCGCCTGCAGGCCTGCCAGGAATACATCTTGCGCAGCCCGGAGTACCGGCGGATATTTCCGCACATCCGGCCGTCAAAGCCCGGGGATTGGAACAAGCACAAGCTGGTGGTGGAGCGCACCAGCTACAGCGCGGACGGCTCGATCGAGGCCTACGGCGTGCTGCAGGCCGCCACCGGCGGGCGGGCGGACCTGCTGATCTTCGACGACGTCGTGGACCTGAACAACGCGATCTTGAACCCCGCGATGCGGCCGAAGGTGATCGAGGCGTTCCACAACGTGTGGCTGCCGCGGCTCGAGCCGGGCGGGTTCGCCGTGTACATCGCTACGCGGTGGCACCTGGAGGACATCACGGGGGTGCTGCTGGCCAACTCGCAGTGGAGGTTCCTGGTGCAGGCGATTTCGGAGGACATGACGTGCATCGAGTCGGAGGTGATCGAGCATGGCCGGTGAGCAGCGCCTGGGGCCCAGGGGCTACGGAGTTCTGCACGTACGCGCGTGGGAATGGCTGAACCTCCACCTGAATCACGGCCTCAAGATCAGCGGCTCCTGCAGGCGCTGGCGCGGCGACCGGACGGCAACGATCTATTTCCTGTGCCCAGTTCACAACCGCTACTTGTGGATGGAAGAAAGGGACTTCAAGCGTGACCCCCTCTGCGGTTAACCCGATCTCCTTGTGGGAGCCGAAGTGGGCGACCGGGGCCCTGGCCGCCAAGCGCCGGGCCGTCGGGGAGCGAGCGTTCGGCAGAGGTTTCCGGCAGATGGCCTTGAGCGACGAGGAGCGGACGTTCCGCAGCTTCGACGGCTGCCTCATCAAGGGGGCGAAGCCCACGGAGCTGGCCGGGCCGGACGCCCCGCGGTTCATGGGGGTGGACCCCTTCGGCCAGAACGTCGTGATCTTCGTGCTGGCGCTGAAGAAAGAGCCCATCCCGAAGCGCGTGCCGGTGGCGATCTACCGCGGCCAGTGGGGCCCGGCGGAGACGGTGCGGCACATCCTGGAAGCGTACCGGCAGCATCTGCCGCAGGGGGTGAAGGTGGAGAATGTCGCCGCCCAGCAGGCGATCGTCGAGTGGTGCCAGGAGAAAGGCGAGGTGATTCCCATCGAGGGCTTCATGACCGGCAAACAGAAGGCCGACCCGGTGATCGGGCTGCCCAGCCTCGAGGTGGAGTTCTCCAACGGCAGCTGGGAGATCGGGTACGAGGAACACGAGTACGGCTGTCCCTGCGCCTGGTGCGTCTGGATCGCGGAGATGCGGGGGCATCCGCTCCATCCCACCCAGGACGCCGTCATGGCCTGCTGGTTCGCTCGGGAGGCGTCCCGCGGCACGCCGCTGGTGATCGACGCCGAAGGCGAGGATGAGCCGGTGGATCTGCGGCAGGTCTACCGCCCCGAGCGCTCCTCCCCCTACGCCCCTGAAAGGAGGCCCGTGCGGTGGCAAAATCCGCTCGCTTGAACAAAACCCAGCAGGAGCTGGTGCAGAAGGAGGTGGAGGCGCGCCTCAAACACCTGATCGAGCAGTGGCTGCCGGACGTGACGGACCGGCCCGGGGACGAGGGATTCCGGCGGATCACCCAGACCGAGAAGGACTTCTCCCCGCCCGCCCACGACCGGCACCTGAGGATCGCCTACAACCTCTACGTCACCAACCCGATGGCGCACCGGATCGTCGAGATCGTCAAGGACTTCGTGATCGGAGACGGCGCCTCCTACCAGGCGAAGGACGAGCGGGTCGGCAAGGTGCTGGACAAGTTCTGGAACGACCCGGTCAACCACCTGGACATCAAGCAGTTCAACAAGGTCCTGGAGCTCGGGCTCTACGGCGAGCAGATCTACCCGGTCTTCGTCAACGAGTTCACCGGCCATGTCCGGCTGGGGTACGTGGATCCCTCCAACGTCGAGCAGGTCGTCCCCGACCCGGGCAACCCGGAGGTGATCCGCTCAGTGGTGCTCAAGGACGGCAAGGAGCTCCTCGTCAAGGAGCGCAACCCGGCCACGGGCCGGCCGGTCACCGTGACGAAAAAGGAGCTCAAGGTTATCCACGTGGACGGCAACCCCCGGAGCCGCTCCTACGGGCGGCTGGTGGGCGACTGCTTCTACTTCGCCGTCAACAAGGTGTCCAACGCCACGCGGGGATTCTCGGACCTGACGCACCTGCTGGACTGGATCGACATCTACGACCAGCTGCTCTTCGCACACATGGAGCGGCTCAATTACCTGAGGGCCTTCGTCTGGGACGTCATGCTCGAGGGGGCCGGCAAGGAGGAGATCCGGCTCAAGAAGAAGGAAATGCAGATGAATCCCCCCAGGGCCGGCGCCTGGATGGTGCACAACGAGAAGGAGAAGTGGACGGCCGTGACGCCGGACCTCAAGGCCACCGAGCACACCGAGGAGGAGAAGAAGGTCCGCGCCTTCATCCTGGGCGGAGCCGGGATCCCGCCCCACTGGTTCGGCGAGGGGGAGGACGTCAACCGGGCGACTGCCCTGGCGATGGACACGCCGGTCTTCCGAATGCTGAAATCCCGACAGCGGTACGTCCGGTTTATGTTCTAGCACGTCCTGCGCTTCGTGATCGACCAGGCGATCCTAAAGAAGGTACTGCCGGAGGACGAGGACCTGGACACGGAGGTGAGCGTTATTCTTCCGGAGTTCTCCGCCAGGGACGAGGCCCAGGTCGCACAGACCTTCGCCCACCTAACCAACGCCCTGACCGTCGCCCGGTCGCAGAACTGGATCTCGGACGAGACGGCGGCCCGGCTCGTGGCGCTGCTCGCCGGCCGGCTGGGGGTGGAGGTGGACCCCGAGGAGGAGCGGGACCGGGCGATGGCGGCCCCGGCCGATACCGAGGCGCTCAAGGTGGCGCTGGAAAGGATCATGCCCGGTGGAGCGGCTGCAGGAACAGACGGCTCGCCAGAGAGCGTACCAGGCCAAGCTCAGAGAGCTTGAGCGGCAGGCCGGCCGGCTGGAGCGGGAGGCGGTGGCCAGCGCCCGGGCCGTGCTGGAGCAGACCCGCCGGGAGGTGATCGCCGAACTGCGGAATGTGCCTCCCGAGCGGTTCCGGGCCTTCTTCCTGAAGGAGCTTCAGGGCTCCATCGACCAGAAGATCGCCGCTCTGGAACAGCGGCTCAAACAGGAGCTGGCCCCGAGGATCGAGGCCGCGCTGCAGGCGGGCCGGCGCTCCGCGCTGGAGCCAGCGGCAGTGCTGGAGGTAAGCGTGCCGCTCACCGACCTGCCGCAGAACCTGGTGGACGTCGTGCAGGGATTCACCGCCGACCTCATCAAGCGGATCAGCGATGAGACGAGGGCCCGGATCAACGCGGATCTGGCCGTCTCGATCTTGCGGGGCGACTCGATCCTGGACGCCGGCCGCCGGATCGGCAGGAGCTTAGGATCGCGAGGCACCACGTTCGGAGCGATCTCCAACCGGGCCGAGACGATCGCAAGGACGGAGATCCTCCGTGCCTACGCGGTCGCGCAGCAGGCGTCGTTCAGGCAGATGGCAGACTACGTGCCGAAACTGAAGAAACAGTGGATCGCCTCGCTCGACGACCGGGTGAGGCCCGCGCACAGACAAGCGCACGGGCAGACCCGGGATTGGGACGAGCCGTTCACGGTGGACGGCGAGGATCTCATGTACCCGCGGGACCCGGGCGGCTCACCGGGCAACACGATCAACTGCCGGTGCGTGTCGGTGCCAGTTCTGCCGGAAGTGGAAACAAGCCCGGAGTCTCCGGCTCTTCCCCGCCGGGGAGGGACGCTGGCTCCGGGAGAACTCGTCGCCGCAGGGGCAGGATGACAAACCAAGAAAAAGAACAGGAGGAACGCGCGCAATGAGTCAGACCCTGGTAAAGCCGCACAGCTGTTTCAGGACCGTGGACCATTCCAGGACGAGAGCGCCCTCGTGCCTGAAGCAGTTGACCGTGTGGGTGAAAGACCGGGCAGAGGTGCAATTCGCCATTGATCAGCTGAACAAGTACAAAGCTCCGTGGGCACTGAAACAGGACCTCACGACCAGAGCGGTGGCCGTTTTTATTCCCGGTGAATCCGATCACGACTGAGGCATGACCCGTTTCCACCGGAACCTAACACGTCTTCGGCGGAAACGCGGGTTGACTCAACATGCTCTAGCTCAGGCACTTGGAATTTCCATGGACACAGTCCAATCCTGGGAAAACGCCCGTCGAAAACCCTCATTCGGAAACCTCATGAGACTCTGCCGTGTCCTCCGGGTGAAGGTTGCGGAGCTGGTCTGACAAATTGTCAGACTTGTTGTCCCTGCCACTGCATGCAACGGTAGATTCATCCGGCATGGCGCCGGATTTCGCGATCCATGGACAAACTCCGGCAGATTCTCGAGCAGCAAGGCGCGGTCGTCCAGACGCTGATCTTCGGCAAGGACGCATTCAAGTCCGCTGAGGACGCCGCGCGCTGGGCGGCCGACCACGGGTTCAACCGCGACAAGGTGGATGAAACCCGGGACAGTTTCCGCCGGAGGCAGCGAGAGCCCGGCGAATTCAGCGATGGGTCGTTCCGGACGATCGAGCTCACCAAGGGGGTGGCCGCCGTCATCGGCAGGGTCAAGGAAGCCGCCGGTTCGTTCCAGGAATCGTTCACCGGCGGCGTCACCGAGAGCAAAGACGCCGAGGGCCGGACCTGGGACGCGGTCATCATCCAGTCGGGGCTCTCCAGGAACGGCCGGTTCTATCCGGACGAACTGCTCTTGAAAAGCACGAAGCTCTTCGAGGGCGCTCGGGCCTACGCCTACGAATTCAAGGGCAACTACCTTGATCACTTGCCGGACTTCGCCAAGGCGGCGATGCCGGAAGGGTTCGCCCGCAACCTCGTGGGCTGGTTCGAGAGCGTCCGGTTCGACGAGTTCATGGGCGCCGAC